CTCCTTTTGTCCCAGAGATGGGATGGGAGGACCCCAAAGGTCTGCAGTATAAGATCGCGGGGAGCCAGACATGTACGCGTGACGCGTGGCCGCACGCTCGCCTGGCCTTGGAACTCAATGATGGATGGCTGGATTGCCTCCTGTCGGCGGGTGCCGTTGTAGGTTGGGTGGACGAGGGCAAGATGTCGACAGCGCCTAAAAACGCTACTATCAACAGGGTGATTGAACAACAGCCGTCGCTGCTAGTATGCCTGCAAAAAGGAGCAGGTGCAGTAATGGCCGAGCTGATCCGAGAAGTCGGGATCAACCTATCAACCCAGGAACGGAATCATCGCGCTTGCCGACGAGGATCTCTCGACGGCGGGACGGCCACGGTGGACATGACGTCCGCCTCGGATCTGAACGCAGACGCGTTGATCCAGTGGTTGTTCCCAAGCTCTTGGTACGCATTCCTAGATGACATTCGTGTCAAATGGGGCGTCACCACGGGAGGCCATGTGTTTCGCCATCATATGTTTTCAACGATGGGGAATGCAACAACCTTTCCGATTGAGTGCTTGGTGTTTTATGCGATTACCTGGGCATCCTGTTACATCGCTGGAGAAGACAGTAGGACAATACGTGTGTATGGGGACGATATTATATGCCCCATCGGTGCGGTTGCCCTGTTGTTTGAGACTCTGCGTTATTGTGGTCACAAGCCGAACGTCGCGAAGACGCACGTGTGGGGCCCGATGCGAGAGTCATGTGGTCGGGACTACGTTCACGGAGTGGACGTCAGGCCCGTGTACTTGGAATGTTGTCCGAAGACGGACTTCGAGGTGATGTCGCTTCACAACCGGCTCGCCTTAATGGCTTTTATGCCTCTTCCACGTACTCTCTCCTATCTAAGGAATCGGGCAAGAGACCTAACGGGTCCCCCCGATCTTGGTTCGTCCTTGGATGAGGCGTACTCCACCATGTCTGGTGAAAGTACTATTAAGCCTTACCATGTGACAGGGAACGGATTTTATGAACCGTTACCCAGCCATGCAGCAAAGTCGAGAGTCGGCGTTTCATTAGCAGCCGATAGCTACTTCATTGCTGATCCTCCTGAACCGACGGGGTACTGCTCCTCCGTGCAGTCGCAATACTGGACCTTTAGGGGTTACCAGTTCCGCGCTGTACCTGTTGCAGAATCGTACTCGTCGGTGTTGAATTGGCGCGCAATTTTATATGGCGTCAGATTATTGGAGAGCCGCCGGGGGTCGAAGGATCTGGATGATCTTCGATTCCCAACCAGCGACCGTTCGACCTTTGTACCAGAGAAGTATTGCTTCTGGTGGTCGAGCGTGGCATCTGTTAGAGCCCGGTTACTGAATAACCGTCACCAGTAAGTGGCGAAACGGTAAACGGAATGGGCTTGCACATCGGCCAAGTTCGGGTCGGTGGAATTAGCCGTTGGCATGGCTTCCAAGCCATGTTGGCGGCGTTTCGGATCAGGTAAACACTCCTGTGATTGTGAGTTGGAGGAAGGCCCTACCGTGGGCCTGAAACCAGGAG